ATGTCATTTTCACAGCTGATGGATAACGGATACAGTCTGGCAGATGTACTGGATATTCTGATGGCTTCTGTTGATGGTGATTCTTCCGCATTGATGAATTTGTGGGGAAGTGCTGAAGCCGGAAAAGCAGCCAACGCGATACTGACACAGGGAACAGATAACTTCCGGCAGAGTCTGGATGATCTGGGAAACAGCTCCGGAACGACCGAAGATGCCTACAGCACCATGATGGATACTGCCGATGGCAAAATGAAGCAGGTGAAAGAGACAGCGAATGATCTGTTTATCAAGGTTTTTGAAAAAGCAGAGCCTGTGATTGCTGCGGTTTTGGATGGCTTCCAGTGGTTGATTGAAAATGCACAGATCTTGGTGCCGTTTTTGGTAGCTTTGGGTGTTGCGTTTGGTGTGATGCAGGCACAAGCGGTAATCGCGGCAGCAGCGGAAGCAGAAATGACAGTGGCACAGTATTTGCTGAATAGTGCATTTTTGGCATGCCCGGTATTGTGGATTGCTATGGCAATCGCTGCATTGGTGGCAGCGTTTATCTACCTGTGGAATAACTGCGATGAATTCCGGCAGTTCTGGATTAATCTCTGGCAGAATATCAAAGATATTTTCTTTACGGTCTGGGATGCGGTCAAGTCTTTCTTTACAGAAAAGATTCCGGAAATGTTCAATAATCTTCTGCAATGGTTTATTGCACTGCCAGATAATATTGCTTACTGGCTTGGATATGCACTTGGAAAAATCATAGCATGGTGTATTACATTGCCGGAAAAAGCGAGGGAAGCAGGAAAGGCTTTTCTGGAAAATGTAATCAACTTTTTTAAGAATTTACCTTCCAATATTGCAACCTGGTTGCTGAATGCAGTGTCTAAAGTCAGTGAATGGAAAATAAAACTACATGAAAAAGGCGCAGAAGCTGCCAAAGGTCTTCTGACTGCTGTTGTAGACGGTCTGAAAGGCTTGCCCGGTAAGATGCTTGAGATAGGCGGAAATATTGTGAAAGGCTTATGGCAGGGCATTCAGAATATGATCGGATGGTTCAAAGATAAGATTCACAATTTCTTTTCTGGGATTGTTGATGGTGTAAAAGATACTCTTGATATCCATTCTCCGTCAAAGAAATTTGCCTGGATTGGAAAAATGTGTATCGAGGGATTCGAGGATCCATTTGATGATTATGATCCGTATACACCGTTTAACGATGCAGTCAATGCGAATATCGGAACAATGCAGGCCAATATGACAGGCAGCAGTGGAGGATTTGATTATGGTTGTTTTGCAGATGCGACAGTAGATGCATTTGAACGTGCTGGATTTACATTCAGAGCCAATAACCGGGAATTGGGAAGATTCGTGAGAGGAGTGAGCATGGCATAATGGAAATTTATTATCAGAACAGTGCAGGTAAGCGGCTGTATCTGGATCGTGGAGCATATAAGATGCTCGCAAAATCCTCTTTATGGGATTACGAGTGGAATTATTCCACAAATAATTATAATGGTCGCCCACAGATGAGTATCAGGCGAAAGTCTACAAAAAGAAACATTAGCGTTGTGGTATCTGCAGGTACTGTAACAGAATGTATGCAGAAGCTCAGTGAGTTATCAGATTTTTTCGATATAGATGTTGTTACAGGAACGGCGGGAAGAATTTATGTTGGATCAGGATATTTGAAGTGTTATGTAATCAAAAGTACAAAATCTGGAAAATACGTTCAAACCAGAAAAACAACGGTCACATTTGATGTGCTACCGGATGGCGAAGACTGGATCTACGAATCAAAGTACACCTTCCAGCCACAGGAAGCATCTGGCAGTGGAAATAATATGGACTATCCACACGATTATCCGTTTGACTATTACAACGGGATGTCCAGCCGGATCCTGTTGAACGAAGCCATCTCGGATGCAGATTTTGAACTGACGGTCTATGGTCCCTGCGAAAATCCGGAGATTCTGATCGGCAGCCACAAGTACCATGTGAACTGCCAGTTGGAGACGGGGGAGTATCTTGTCATTAATTCGCTGAGTAAAAAGATATACAAAGTGAAAAATGACGGTGAGCAGGTCAATCAGTACAACCTGCAGGACAGAGACTGGTATGTGTTTCAGAAGGTTGCTTCCGGAAGTCATTCCGTGTCCTGGAGCGGGCTGTTTGGGTTTGACATCACCCTGTATGAGAGGAGGTCTGAGCCAAAATGGACTTGATTCACGAAGATTCCACTCACGCAATGCTTGGGGCGATTGATCGATACGAACTGGATCTGGCTTTCGGATCAGATGAAAACGATTTTGAGTGCACCATGGCAATTTCCGATCATTGCTGCAGTATCGGTGATTATCTGGCAATACAGGATGTAGTGAACGGGCATGTGAAATATACGGAGTACGGTGGCCGGATCGATGGTGTCAGCGTGGATACCGGAAACGAGACAGTTACCTATTCTGGAAGGACCTGGCACGGGATTCTGGCAAAAAAAATCCTGTGTCCGGATGACGGGCAGAATTACCTGATATTAGCCGGAGATGCGAATGAGGTGCTGGGATTTCTGATACAGCGAACTGGCCTTGGAGATTTGTTTGAAGCATCTGATCAGAAAGCAGGTATTGCAATCACCTCGTATCAGATGGACAGATACATTGATGCATACACGGGCATTCGGAAGATGCTGAAATGCGCCGGCGCAAAACTGGTCATGTATTATCGCGAAGGAAAGGTGCATTTGTCTGCGGTACCTTTGGTGGATTATAGCCAGGATGAAGAGTGGGATTCTGACCAGATGAATTTTCAGATCAGCAGCAATGAGCGGCCGGTAAATCATCTGATCTGCCTGGGAAAAGGAGATCTTAGTGAGCGGATGGTCCGGCATTTGTATATGGATGCGCAGGGGAATATTTCGGAGACACAGACGTTTTTCGGCGTGGATGAAGTGACAGAGACTTACGATTATTCCAACGTGGAATCAGAGGAAGAGTTGATTACCGGCGGTACACAGCGACTGCAGGAAACTTGGGCGGCAGCAAATACGTTGGAAACAGATTTTGAAAATAATACAGAGTATGATGTCGGTGATATCGTGGGAGCACGGGAGACAATTACCGGTGTTACGGTCAAGCGTGACATCGTGAAAAAGATACTGAAAGTCAACAGCAGCGGCATCAGCGTAGAGTGCCAGATTGGAGAATAGGAGGAAGATATGGCAGTAGAAATCATTACAGGGCATACCGGAAAAGAACATGTGACAGCGGAAGCAGCCGGAGCATTACATGCCGGAGTGATCGGAACGGGGAAATACGTCCTGGCCGGCGGCAATCAGTTTGCGGCTGAGATTGTGTCCAACAACTTAATTAAGATTAAATCCGGTGAG